CTAAGGCTACGTTATCAAGAGGTTCACACATTGTGTGGTCATTTGAATCCTCACCTACATTGCAGGATATTGATGAGGAAGTCCAAGCCTTTGAAGAGTTGTGGGGTTGTCCACCTGTTGCTATCTTTGTAGATAACCTTATGGATATTGCAACAGATGGTGGCGAAGAGTTTGCCTCAATGCGTGCCATTATGAAAGAGTTGAAGTTCTTGGCACGTCATACAAACGCTGGCATTGTGGTATTGCACCATACCTCAGAGGGCGTAGAGGGTAGACCTTGCCAGCCACGTTCTGCATTGCAGGGTAAAGTAGCACAATTACCAGCACTTATCTGTACACTTGGAGTAGTGGGTGCTTCAATGGCAATTGCTCCAGTGAAGAATCGTTATGGCAAAGCAGACGCCAATGCGAACTTTAATGCGTGGTTATCTTTTAACCCTGAGTATATGTGGGTTGAAGACCTACCTGATAGCACAAACATCTAGGAGTAAAATGATTAGAGAAGAAGAAGACGATATGACTCAAGAGATGCGAGCCATTATCGTAGCGCAAGCAGATATGATGATGAGAGATAAACTCGGACGTATCATTAATAAAATATTAGCAGAGCGACCAACAGTTAAAGATGATTACACAACTGGTGTAGTTGATGGGTTGGAGTGGGCTGTAAGAATTATTAGTGGAGATAAGAGCGCGTCTTGACCCACGAAGAATTGCTGGCAGAAATAGATGAACGCATTGAAGAATTACACAATGCAGAAGTTTGCGACAGTTTTATCCACGCCCTTCGTGCAGTAGTGGAATTGCATAAGCCGACAAATTACTTAAAAGATGTTGGTATTGAAGACACAATTTGTTCAACTTGTGGGTGGCGTGGCATAGAACTTTATCCCTGCCCAACTATTCAGGCTATTGAGAAAGAATTAAATGCCTAGTCAATCTCGCAAACATAGAGGATACAGAACTCAGAAAGTTTGGGCTGAGTATCTAGCAGAGAATGGTTTCCCTTATGCGGAATCTACTGGTGCAGGGCGTAGTGGTACTGATATTACTGGCACAGTTGGTATTGATTGGGAAATTAAGGCACGCACTGGTTTTAATCCTGCTGCTGCAATCGCACAACTTAAAGATAGAAAGAGTGATGACATCGGCATTGTAGTCTTAAGACTTAATGGACAGGGAGAGAAGTCAGTCGGTGATTGGGTAACTCTTCTTAGAGGAGAAGATTTAGTTTGGTTACTACGAGAAGCGGGGTATGGTGATAACAATTGATAACGACCTACCAAGTATCAAGGAAGTCCTTGAACACTATGGAGCAAAAGTTAAAAGAGACCACGGACAAATCACTCTTAAGTGTCCATTCCACGGAGACACACATCAGTCTGGTAGTGCAAACTTAGACAAAAATATTTTCATTTGTTTTGCTTGTGGCATACAAGGTAACAGTTTACAAATAATTTCAAGACAGGAAGGCATAGATATTCGTGAAGCAAAGTCATTCGCAGAAAGAATTATTGGGACGAGCAACAGAGAAGTACGCGGAAAACATTTATCAGGCGGAAGATTACCTCAGGCAAAGAGGAATTCCACTAGAGGTGGCACGTCTGGCACGATTAGGCGTAGTCGTAGAGCCTGAGACTGGACACGAAGCATTTGTTGGAAGACTATCTATCCCTTATATTACTAAGACTGGTGTAGTAGACCTACGCTTTCGCTCACTTAACCCAGCCATTGAGCCAAAGTATATGGGACTTACTGGAGCAGAGACCAAGATGTATAACGTGCTTGATGTTGAAAAGGCTGGAGATTTTATAGGAGTGTGTGAGGGTGAACTGGATACTATTACTATGTCTGCTTGTATTGGCATCCCTTGTATTGGGGTCCCTGGTGCAAACTCTTGGAAGAGACATTACACACGATTGCTCGCAGACTTTGAAAGAATATTCGTCTTTGCTGACGGAGACCAACCAGGAACAGAGTTTGCCCGTAGTCTTGCCCGCGAACTTCCAGTTACTATCGTACAATTCCCCGACGGGGAAGATGTTAATTCGGTGTATGTGCGGTATGGCAGTGATTATATCCGAAAAAAAGTAGAACTTAATGGATGATAAATACTATTGTGATGAGTGCAAAGAACACTTTGAATCTGCATTTGACTTAATAGACCATCATACCCCTGAAGACGAGGATGAGTTTGACCCTGCTCTTGTCTTGCCTAATGGCTACCATTTAATGATAGGGTCGCTACTTAGATTTATATTTCATTACGCAGATACACCTGAACAAATCAGACAAATAGTGCAATCTACATATGTTACACTATACGCAGCGGAGAATAGTTTGGATACCCTTGAGGGAATGATTCAAGATGTTGTCGTTGACTCTGAGATGTTAAGGTTTGACGATACATTACAAGCATTACTGGAGGGTAAATTAGATGACGAAGAAAGCGGAGAATGAAGAAGTATGGACGATAATTCAATACCTAGTAAACTTGGGTCTGACGGTGAAAGAATACCAGAAATTAGAATCCAATCTGATAGTTACTCTGGAGTTTCCCTTGCTTTCAATCAAGAAGTAGAGAAGATTATGTTTGAGTTGGGTGACCTACTTGTTCGTAAACACGCTGACTACGGACCAAAGAATATATCTGATGCACCTGGCGGTGCTATTAACGGACTGCTTGTGCGTATGCACGACAAGATGGCACGATTAAAAAACTTACATTACAACAACAAGTCTGCTAACTATGAATCAATTGAAGATACATATAAAGACTTGGCTAACTATGCCGTCATTGCTCTGATGGTTTTAAGAGATAAGTGGGATAAATAATGAAGAAGTTTTTTGCTAAAATTGAAGAGTGGTGGTATTGGAATAGCGAATATGTTACTCCAGTAATACTAATTATTTGGTTTTTTATTGGTGTTGTTATGGTGCTTGGTTTATTACAGGCTAACTCAATTAAATACAACTGTAATTTAGATAAGCGACCATCTATTCATATGGCTTGGATGATTGATACTGATGTTCACAACTACGCACCTGAGAAGTTCTGCGCTGATGTTCGTGAACGAATGGCGAAAGGCGAGTAGTGAAAGAACAGGAACTCTTTGACTGGCTTAAGTCAGGATTCCTCCCCGACCTAGAAAAATCTGTTGGCACATATGACGGCTTTGACTGCACATCAGCAGAGAAGAAGATGTTTATAGAACTTAAGTCACGAAAGACTCATTACCCTGAACTTTTAATTGAGAAGATAAAGTTTGATTTCTTAATTGAAGAGGGAAAGAAATTAGGTTTTACTCCGTGGTATATAAACTATACACCTGAGGGTGTGTATGCGTTTGATTTATCCTCGCCCTCTGTTGCAAGTATAGAGTGGGCAGAGAAGTGGTTACCTGCAACAACAGAATTCCCCAATAAGAATAACAAGATGAAGATGGTTGGATTTATTAGGGTTGAATTAGGACGTAAGATTAAATGAACTGGGATGAAGTTAAGAAGTGGGATTATGTAGTTGATGCAGTAGCCCTTGAGTATCACCGCAAGTTTGGTATCGTAGAGATAGCAGACTTAAGACAAGACCTTTGGTTATGGTTTGCTGAACATCCTAATAAGTTAAAAGAGTGGGAAGCAAAGGGCGAGAAAGATGCAAAGAACTTAATCTATAAATCACTACGCAATCAGGCTATTGATTACTGCCAGAAGTGGAAAGCAAAGAGCGTGGGCTATGATACATCTGACTTGTATTACTATGCGCCTGAAGTGGTGGAAGCAATTCTTCCTGCGGTCTTAAGACAAGAGTATGGCGTGCAACATAAGTTAAATCTTGGACGCATTGGTAGACCAACTGCCCCTAGTGAGGGTGGAAATATGATGGTGCTTATGCTTGAGATTGACTCTGCCTATTGGAAGTTAAGTAAAGAAGATAGGAAGATACTCTTTATGCGCCACGCACAACCACTAGACTTCAAAGAGATTGCTAATGTCTTAGGTCTAGGTTCAGAAGACTCTGCTCGTATGAGACATAACCGCGCTATCAATAGACTTATCCGTAAACTTGGTGGGCATAAGCCTTACATTGACCACGACTTAGAAGATAGCCAAGACGAGGAAGACGGCGCAGAAGATACCAATATAGGTAGCGAGGAATAACGCTGGTATATATATCGGTGCTAGGTTAATCAATAACTTCTTCATTTACTTTCTTTACACTCGTTGCAGTATGGCTTACCGCCACGCTTTACACCTCTGCGTTCAAATACTTTATTACATTTAGGACAAGTTAGTTCAATCATTT